CCGATTTAGAACCAAGAGAAGCAGGAACTAGTGGTGATGGGTATATCTGGAAATATCTTTATACTATCAAACCTGGAGATATCGTAAAGTTTGACTCTACAAACTTTATGCCAGTTCCAAAAGATTGGACTACAACCACAGATGCAAATATTTCTGCAGTTAGAAATAATGCTGAAACTAGTGGACAACTCAAAATTGTAAAAATAACTAATAGAGGTGTTGGTTTAGGAACTGCGAATAGAACTTACACACAAGTTCCAATTAAAGGTGACGGAAATGGTGCAGAGTGTACTATCACTATTAACAACAATTCAAACGTAGAGTCTGTAACAATATCAAAAGGTGGATCTGGATATACATTTGGAACTATCGATTTAGTATCAGGTAATGTCCCCACTGGATCTACCTCACCAGTTTTTGATGTAGTTATTCCTCCACAAGGAGGACATGGTGCTGACATCTACAGAGAACTTGGAGCAAGAAATGCATTAATTTACTCCAGAATTGAGAACGACACTGAGAATCCTGATTTCATCACTGGAAACGAAATTGCAAGAGTTGGATTAGTTCAAAATCCAAAAGCATATAATACATCGTCAAATCTTTCACTTGATAAAGCCGCTGCTACCTATGCACTTAAATTAACAGGTGCTGGTTATAGTTCTGCAACATTTACTGCAGACGCTTTTATCACTCAAACCGTTGGACTTGGTTCAACTGCTGTTGGTAGAGTCGTATCATACGATCAAACCACTGGAGTTCTTAAATATTGGCAAGATAGATCTCTTGCTGGATTTAATACTGTTGGAACTGCACAAACTCAACCAACATATGGGTTTAATTTGGAAGAGTTTACTTCTTCTCCTGGAACTGGTGGAGCAGTAACCATTACACCTACAACTGGTGTTGACTTATCAATCGATAGTAACTTCTCCGGTATATCTACCGTAATAAATAATCGTACATACTATCTTGGTCAAACCTTTACGAGTGGTGTTGCCAATCCAGAGGTTAAGAAACACTCCGGTAATATAATTTACGTTGACAACAGACCATCTATAACAAGATCGTCAAACCAAAAGGAAGACATAAAAGTTATTTTGCAGTTCTAAAGAATTATGCCACAACAGACGAACCTCAACGTAGCACCATACTTTGACGATTTTGATCCCACAAATGATTATCATAAGGTATTATTTAAACCTGGATATCCTGTTCAGGCTAGAGAGTTAACATCTCTTCAATCCATACTGCAAAATCAAATTGAAAGATTTGGTCAACACTTCTTTAAAGAAGGTGCAAAAGTTATTCCAGGAAATACAGGATATAGTCAAATATATTATTGTGTTCAGTTAGAAAACTCTTTCCAAGGGGTTCCTGTATCTGCGTATGCAGACCAATTAATCGGAAGTAAAATTACGGGACAAAGATCCGGGGTCACTGCGTTTGTTGATAGTATTCTTTTGCCGGAAGATTCTGAAAATGGAACTTTAACTCTTTATATTAACTACCTGTCTTCCAGCACTGGAAATAATTCTACTCAAACTTTTTTTGATGGTGAACAACTTTCATCTAGCGAAGTTATAACCTCTGGACTATTAGGCAATACAACGATTGCAGCAGAGACTCCTTTTGCAACAACAATAGAAACTAATGCAGCGGCAATAGGATCTGCATTTCAAATCGACAATGGGGTTTATTTTGTTAGAGGAAATTTTGTCAATGTAAGTAGGGAAACCTTACTTTTAGATCAATATTCAAATACTCCTAGTTATAGGATTGGTTTATTTGTAAATGAAGAGATTGTTACTGCGGATCTAGACGAATCACTGAATGATAATTCTCAGGGATTTAATAATTATTCTGCACCAGGAGCAGATAGACTTAAAATTAGTGTAAGTCTATTCAAAAAAGCACTTGATGATTTTAATGATGATAATTTTATTTTATTAGCAACAGTAATTGATGGTGTTCTTCAAACTGAAAGTAAAAAAACTCTATTTGGTGGGAGTGCAGGATTTTCTGATATAACTGATACTCTTGCTAGAAGAACTTTTGATGAATCTGGAAATTATTATGTAAAAGCCTTTGATATAGGCATGGCAGAATCGTTAAATGATGATATTGGTAATGGTGGAATATTTAATGCAGGTCAATTTACCCCTGGTGGAGTAACACCAAGTGATGATTTGGCATTGTATAGAGTTTCTCCTGGTAAAGCATATATCAAAGGATATGAAATTGAAAGTGTTAATACAATTTATCTTGACGTAGATAAACCAAGAACAACTAGAACAATTGAAGATCAAAGCATAATTTACAATACTGGACCTACTTTAAGAATTAATAGAGTACACAGAACACCCACAATTGGTGTTGGGAATACTTATTTTGTAAGTCTAAGAGATCAAAGAGTTGGTAGTAGCTCAGAGACCCTTCCTGGAAATGAAGTTGGCGTTGCAAGGGTGTATGATTTTAGATTAGAGTCTGGTTCTTATAGTCTTTCCAATGCTGATGAAAACGAATGGAATCTTGCTCTCTATGATTTACAAACAACAACTGATATTGCGTTAAATCAAGCACAAACACTAACAGTTCCTACCTTTGTAAAGGGAAACAACAGTGGAGCAACTGGTTTCTTAAGACATGCTGTTTCTGCTGGAACAGCAATAACTGTATATGAAACCAGCGGAACTTTTATTCCGAATGAACAACTTATTTTTAATGGAATTGGTGACGGTAGAATTGCTATTGCAATTACAGAACACAACATTTCTGATATTAAATCAGTATATGGAACAAACGATGGAACAACTGGTATCAATACCTTTAGTGCTGATGTAATTCAATCAAATAAATTTATTGTAGGCATTGCGACTGTAAGTCCCCTCTCTGGTGGAATTAGCACCATTAGAAGCACAAACACATTATTCCCAGGAACTATTGTAAAAGAAAATGATTTAATTCAATACAGTGACACAACTCCAGGATTAGATGGTGATCCGATTGTTGCTAGAGTTACTAGTGTAGGCACAACTCATGTCACTGTATCTGGTGTAACTGCAGTCACAGGAATCTCTAGTGGATTTTTACCTGCTTCGTCAACATTAAATGTAACTGATCTAAAAGTTCTTACCACTGAGTTAGCTCCTTCTTCCGATAATACTCTGTTTACACTTTTACCAAAAGCCAACGTATCTAATGTTGATCTTGCAGATGCTTCGTTAAGCATCAGAAAAACATTTAGTGTTAATATTGCAAGTAATGAATTGTCTGCACAGGTAGTAGCAGGAACAAATGAAACATTTTTACCATTTGATGAAGAGAGATATTTGTTAATTAGATCTGACGGATCAACAGAGGCATTGTCATCAGATAAGTTTGATATTTCATCTAATGGTAAAACTTTATTAATTCGTAATCTTGGGTCTAATGATACTGATGCAACTTTGATTGCTACACTTAAAAAAATAAAACCAAAAGCAAAGGAAAAAATTAAAAATAGAGTCAACTCTATTGTTGTAAACAAATCAAAACTTGCTGGATCTGGAACTGGTTCAACAACTTTAAATAATGGATTGACATTTGGTAATTTTCCATTTGGTGTCAGAGTTGAAGATGAAATTATCTCGTTGAATACTCCAGACATTATTGAAATTCATGGAATTTTTGAATCTGCAGATACTTCTGAGCCATCTTGCCCACAAGTTGTATTACAGTCGATTAATACAAATTCAACAACAACTGCGGAACTGCTAGTCGGTGAAAAATTTGTTGGACAAACAAGTGGTGCTGCTGCCATAGTAGCAGAGAAATTAAATGCTTCGACTATATCATTCCTTTATAAAAATGATATAGCATTCGTTGAAGGAGAAACATTGCAATTTGAAGAATCAAGTGCGTCTTCATTAGTATCAACCTTATCAGCACCTAGTTTTAATATTTCTCCAAACTATACTTTCAAGACTGGTCAAGAAAATACTTTCTACGATCATGGAAGATTAAAGAGAAAAGTAGATTCTTCTCAACCATCAAAACAATTAAAAATTTATTTCTCAAGTGCTTCATATTCAAATACTGATGATGGTGATATAACAACGGTCAATTCGTATGCACAATTAGATTATGCGGAAGATATCAAAGAAGTTGGTACTATTAGAACCTCTGATATTATAGACATCAGACCTAGAGTTTCCAATTATACTGTAAGTGAAGATTCAAGATCTCCTCTTGAATTCCTTGGTAGATCATTTAATGGATCTGGTCAGTCTGCTGCAAATTCACTTGCATCTGATGATGCAATTTTAACTGATGTATCATACTATCAAGGAAGAATTGATAGAGTTTTCTTAACAAAAGAAGGTAAGTTCCAAATCATTTATGGAACTCCATCAGATAGCCCACAAAAACCAGATCCAGTCGATGATGCTCTTGAAATTTGTAGAGTAGAACTTCCTGCATATCTTTATAATGTAAAAGATGCTAAGTTCTCTTTCTTGCAGCACAAGAGATTTAGAATGCAAGATATCAAGGAACTTGAAAATAGAATCAAGAGTCTTGAATATTACACAACTCTTTCACTTTTAGAAAAAGAAACTGCAAACTTTTTCGTTGCAGATAGTGAAGGTTTGAATAGGTTTAAGTCTGGATTCTTTGTAGATAATTTTAATGATTTCTTAGCTCAAGATGAAACATATAGAATTAATAATGCAATTGATAGAAAGTATAATGAATTAAGACCAAGACACTATACAAATTCAGTTGATCTTATCTTTGGTCCAGTTGTTGATGAAGATCCAACTTTAGATCTTAATTTTGCCACTATAGAAGGTGCTAATGTCAGAAAACAGAATGATGTATTGACTCTTGATTATGCAGAGGTTGAATACATTAAACAAAACTTTGCTACTAGAACTGAGAGTGTAACTCCTTTCTTAATCAGTTTCTGGAATGGAACTCTTGAACTTACTCCAGCATCAGATAACTGGGTTGACACCGCAAGACTTGAAGCTAAAATTATTGATGTTGAGGGTGATTATGCATCCACTTTTGAAAGAATGGTCGATAACGGAACCATTGATCCCCAAACGGGATTTGGTCCTATTGTTTGGGATTCTTGGGAGACCAATTGGACTGGTGTCGATGTAGTTGAGTCTACACGTCAAAGAGTTATTAGTGGAGGTCCTGGCACTATTCATCAAGGTGCAAGTTGGAGACCAGGAAGACGTGTATCATCAAGAACAGTTTGGGATACAGTTGTTGAAGATAGAGTTAGAACAACAACACAAAGTGGAACCACGTCTAGAAACGGTGTCAGAACTATCGTTACTGAGCAATTTGATCGCGAGTCTGTTGGTGATAGAGTTGTAAGTAGAGACCTTATTCCATTCATGAGATCTAGAAATGTTGAGTTTGTTTCTAAAAAAATGAAACCACTCACAAGACTTTATCCTTTCTTTGATGGTGTTGATATTTCTAAGTATTGTGTTCCAAAATTATTGGAAATCACAATGACTTCTGGTACTTTTGAGGTTGGTGAAACAGTGGTTGGATTGACAGAAGTCGTTGGTGATATTGGATCTAACACTCTTCCATCCTCACCATTCATTAGATTTAGAGTTGCACAATCAAATCATAGAGAGGGTCCTTATGATGCACCAACAAAGACCTTTAGGCAGAACCCATACAACACTCAGGATTTGTCAGCCGCATATTCTTCGACAACAACCATACTAAATGTTGATACATTCTCTCTTTCTAATGAAGCTCAAGGACAATACTATGGATGGGTCAGATCAGGAATGACTCTTCGTGGACAAAGTAGTGGTGCTATCGCATCTGTGTCCAATGTAAGACTTGTTTCTGATATGTCTGCTACATTGATTGGTAGTTATTACATTCCTGATCCAAACAATGCTAGTTTCCCAAGATTTGAAACTGGGACAAAAACATTTACTTTGACTGATAATATTGACAATAATCAGGATCAAGCAGTAACTATTGCAGAAGAAGGATTTGCTTCTACAGGAACTTTAGAAACCGTTCAAGAAAATATCATCTCTGTCAGAAATGCAAGAGTTGAAATGAAGAATGAGTTCCAAAGCAGAAATGTTAACAGAGTCCTTGATGCTGAGGTTGTTGAGAGTAGAGTTATTTCTTCAAGAACAAGAACTCAACAAATTATTACCTGGTATGATCCACTGGCTCAATCTTTCTTAGTTGAAGATGAAACTGGATGTTTCTTAACTAGTTGCGACGTATTTTTCAGAACAAAAGACGACATGGATGTTCCTGTTGTCTTCCAACTTAGATCAATGGAAAATGGAGTTCCATCTCCTAGAGTTCTTCCATTCTCTGAAATTGTTCTTGATCCAGATGATATTGAAACTTCTGCAGATGGATCAGTTGCGACTAATGTTCAATTTAAAGCCCCTGTTTATGT